AGAGCTATGAACGTGCCTGCGTATTACATATCAGCAGATATGAATAACTCTATGACCTATCAAAACATTATTGATGGTCGCAAAGAGTTTGTAGCATATTCTCTCCAACCATTTATTTGTGCCATTGAGGATCGTCTATCTATGGATGATATTACGCCTCGTGGCCACGTAGTTAAGTTTGCAATAGAAGAATCATTCTTGCGTGCCGACACAATGAAGCGACTAGAAGCAATAGAGAAAATGTTGCAACTAGGTTTAATTGATGTGGATGATGCGAAAGAAATGGAAAATATGACACCAGAAGGCAGGGAAGCAGAAGATGATACTTACATTCAGTAGCCAGATCGAAAGCGCAGATGGTGAGCGCAGAATCATTGCTGGCAAGATCGTGCCATACGAAGAAGTAGGTAATACTTCTGTCGGTAAAGTGGTGTTTGCCAAAGACTCCATCGAAATTGGCGATCCAGGCAAAGTCAAAATGTTAATGCAACACAAAAACGACAAGCCTATTGGCCGTATGCAAAACTTTAACAAAGCCGAAGATGGCATCTATGCATCATTCAAGATCAGCGCATCTATGCAAGGTCAAGATGCTTTAATTCTTGCTGGCGAGCAACTAATTGATGGCTTATCAGTAGGCGTAGATGTAAACAAATCAATTAAGAAAAAAGATTATTTGTATGTAACAAGCGCAACCCTAAAAGAGGTAAGCCTTGTCGAATCACCTGCATTCTCAGCTGCGCAGGTAACTAAAGTTGCTGCTAGTGAAAACGAAGCAGAGGACACAAACCAAACAACAGAAAGCGAGGCTCCTGTGGAAGATTTAGCAACAGCGCCACAAGAAGCAAAGGCAGAGGCTGCTACTCCTACAGTAGAAGCTGCTCGCCCAGTAATTACAGCACCACTTATTCAAACTCGTGTACGCACACCTATTACTTCAATGGCGGCATATACAGAGCACAAAATCAAAGCAGCGCTAGGAAATGATGATTCGAAGTTATATGTAACTGCTGCTGACGATGCGTTCAGCAATAACGGAGCATTCAACCCAACACAATACCTAAGTGAGTTTGTAACAAACACACGTTTTGGTACACCAGCAATTGATGCATGTTCACAAGGCACATTGCCAACATCAGGTATGACTATTAACGTACCATCGTTGGTAACTTCTGCGGGTGGCGGAACAGGTGTAGCACCAGTTGTAACTGTTGAAGCAGAAGGCGGAGCAGTCCAAAATACTGGAATGGAAACTGCTTATCTAACAGGCACAGTGTCTAAGTACTCAGGTATGAATACACTATCTGTTGAATTGTTAGAGCGTTCAGATCCAAACTTCTATGCAGAACTTACTAAGCAATTAGAGTATGCATACCTAAAAACACTCGATACAACAGTATTGACTGCACTTCTTGCAGCTGGTATGAACGGTACAAACACAACTGCTGATCTAGATGGAATTGTTGCGTTTACAACTGAAGGCGCACGCACTATCTATTCAAACACTGGCTACTTTGCACAGAACTACATCGCTAACCCAGCACAATGGGGCGCATTGATCGGAGCTCAGGACACCACTAAGAGACCCGTATTTAATGCACTTCAACCGATGAACGCAGCTGGACAAGTTAACCCAACATCAATCCGTGGCAACGTGCTTGGTCTTGATCTATATGTAGACAAGAACTTCTCAGCTACAACATTTGATGATGATTCTGCTGTAATTCTTGCACCAGAAGCATTTACCGTATATCGCTCCGCTCAAAATTTTATGAGCGTGAACGTTGTCTCAAACCTACAGGTTCAGGTGGCAATTTACGGATACATGGCAACAATCGCCAAAATGCCTAACGGAATCTTAAAGTACAAAAAGACCTGATAAGAACCGTTAACCAATAAGTAATCCTCTGGGGTTTAGTAGCCCTAGCCCCAGGGGAGCTTTTAACAAAGGAGTAAAGATGGCAGCCACATATGTGACCGTAGCCGAGTTGCGTTCTAACTTATCAATTGGCACTCTTTACACCGATGCAACTTTAGAAGAAGTTTGCCAAACTAGCGAAGATTTAATTAACCAATACCTATGGTTTAACACTGCCCCAGTAGTAGCCACAGCATTACAGGATAACGTGGCAACTCTTATGCTCGCCAATCCAAACGCATTTGCTGCGACCCAATCAATAGTGGTTAGTGGTTGCGGTGCCACATTTAACGGCACGCACACAATCACAGGCACAATACCGCCAACATCTGGTACTACCAGCCTTATCCCAGTATTTATGTATAACTACGGCCAAGTTAATTACCCTAATGGCTATTCATTTGTTCAATATGCCAGAACAGCGGCAAATCAAGTTTTTCACAAAGTAGCACCTTATGGCGTGGCTACTGGCCCAGATCACAAGACTCAATCTTATGCGACAACCCCTGCTATAAGAGAAGCTGCGATGATCGTGGCCGTGGATATATTCCAGGCACGCCAGGTCAGTCAGACAGGTGGGGTCGGTATGGATGGGATCAGTGCCAGCCCTTATCGGATGGGTTATCAGCTGATTAACCGAGTACGTGGTCTCATCCAACCGTATTCTGCACCATCATCTTTGGTGGGCTAATGGCCGCAATAAGTACCCTAAGAGGCACACTTGCAACAGCTTTAGCAAACGCTGGAGTCTGGTCTACCTTTAGTTTTCCACCAGCTACTTTGCTTGCAAACAGCGTTGTTATTACTCCGTCTGATCCTTACATTGTGCCAAGCAATAACAGCCAGACAAGCATTGCACCATTGGCCAATTTTAAGATTTTAATAACTACACCTGCATTTGATAACCAGGGCAACCTAAAAGGCATAGAAGATTTTATTGTGGCAGTAGTAAATAAACTAGCGGCATCTACCCTGGTTTATAACATATCAAGTGTCTCCGCTCCAGCTATTACAAACGCGGCTAGTGGAGATTTATTAACATCAGAAATAACCGTATCAATCCTAACGAGCTGGAGTTAAAATGAGCACACACGAAGAAGACTTAGCCTTCTTGAAGAAGACAGGCCAAATTAAAGACGCACCAAAACCAACTGCACAAACCAAGAAAGACGAGGAATAACAATGGCAATCTATTTAAATAATAACGTAGGTGTTAAGTTGGCTACCAATGCTGCGCCTACAACACCATCTATCGATATTAGCTCGCTAGTAACTAGCGCAGTAATCAACCAAATCGTGGATGAGCTAGAAGTAACAGCTATGGGAGATTCTGCTCATAAGTTTGTTGCTGGCCTACAATCAGGCACATTTACAATTGACTTCATTAATGACTGGGGAGCTAGCCAAGTAATGCAAACTCTTAACGCAGCTTTTGGCAAAACTCTTGCAGTATCAGTGATTACTGTTAAAGGCACAGCTGTAGCAGCCGAAAACCCTACCTATCAATTCTCAATTTTGGTGAACAACCTAACTCCCATTGGTACTGCTGGCGTGGCCGAAATTGCTACTTCTAGTATCACATTTACAGTAAACTCCGCAATAACAGTATCGCCATCAGTGGCGTTCTAATTAAGGAGTAACAATGGCAAAGCTAAAGATAACAAGGGCTAATGGAGAAGTATCAGAGCACAAAATAACTCCAGGTGTCGAGTACGCTTTCGAATTGAAGTATGGATCAGGCATTAGCAAAGTCCTACGTGAGCACGAACGTCAAACAGAAATCTTCTGGCTGGCTTATGAATGCTTGCGTAGGGCTGGCGCACAAATACCTTTATGGGGATCAGAGTTTATAGACACTTTGGAAACCGTTGAGGTATTAGACGAAGAAAAAAAATAATACAGCGCAACTCAACTTTATACAGCATTGCCGCTTTAAGTGTAGAGACTGGAATTGCGCCTAGCGAGTTTATCAATATGGACACAGAAATGTACGCAGCCATCGTACAGGTCTTAACAGATCGAGCTAAGGAGATCAGAAATGCCAGCAGAGGTCGTAGGCGTTAATGATGTTCTAAAGGGCTTGGTTAAAATTGACGAAGATATGCGGTTACGCATCAGAGCTGCTATTGATCCTTTAATGCGTGGCGTTGCAGCTAAAGCCAAAGGTTTTGTGCCCAACAACGACAACGTGTTATCAGGCTGGAGAAAACCTTTATCTTCAGATGTGTCTTATCGATCTTTTCCAAAATATGATGCTGATATTGTAAAAGCTGGCATTGGCTACAATCCTGGATATAACAAAACTATGCGCAATGGATTTAAGGTAAGTAATTACGTTTACAACGTTAGCCGTCCTGGATCAATTTATGAAGTAGCAGGCCGATTAAATCCAGAAGGGCGTGCACCTTTCCAAATGACTCCATCACAAGGAGCAAGCGGCACATATACTAGGCGATCAGCACGGAGTAAAGCGTTTGAAGAATATAAGTCAAATAATCCATTTGCTAGCCAACAATTTATAGCTGCATTAGAACCTGTAACAAAACAACCGAAAATTAAAGATGTGCGTTCTAGTGGTCGCAAAACGCAAGGGCGTTTAGTTTACAAGGCTTGGGCTGAGGACAGTATGAAAGTTTACGAAGCCATTGTTAAAGCTATTAACGCAACGGCTACTAATTTTAATGAATCTACAGAATTAAAGAGGGCAGCATAGTGGCCAATATATTTGTAGCGGCAACGGCAATTTGGAATGGCAAAGCTTTAAAACAAGCTCGCAAAGATGTAAACGTATTTGAAAAGCAAGTTAAAAAATTAGGCAACACAATAGGCATATCACTCAGTGCTGCTGCATTAGTAAACTTTGGTAAAAAAGCTGTACAAGCATTTGTGGCAGATGAAAAGGCAGCCAAATTGCTGGAGCAACAATTAAAGAATGTTGGCTACCAATTCAGCGCACCAGGAGTTGAGCAGTATATTGCTAACTTACAAAAAACATCAGGTGTATTAGATGATGAATTAAGGCCAGCATTTCAATCATTATTAACTGTAACTAGATCGGTAACTCTAAGTCAGGATGCATTAAATACTGCCTTAAATGTAAGCGCAGCAACAGGCGCATCGGTAGCAGAGGTAAGTCAAGCCATCGCCAAAGGCTACGCAGGGCAAACAACAGGATTAAGTAGATTAAACGCTGGATTAAGTAAAGCCCTTCTTCAATCAGGCGACATGACCAAGATCATGGAGCAATTAAATAAAACTTTCTCAGGTCAAGCCGCAGCTAGGTTAGATACTTATTCTGGCAAAATGGATTTATTAAGAGTATCTACAGAAAACGCTAAAGAAGAAATTGGCAAGGGATTAGTAGATGCCCTAGCCCTTTTGTCTAAAGATAATTCTATTGCAAACACAAGCGATGCTATGGAGAATCTTGCTGGCAATATTGGAGATGCTGTTTACGGCATGGCATTACTCATTAGCAAGTTTAAAGATTTTTCAAAACTTGATTACTTACAATCTAGAGGCGCATTAAATAACATAATACCAATCTACGGCCCATTAGGAACAGCGTTTAGTGGTATTAGCAAGTTTGGCGGTACAGAAAGAACTAAGGCTGGCCCTGATAGGGGTGGAGCAGAACGTGTGCAGTCTAGAATCTATTTAGATCAATTACGCAGAGAAACTAAGATTCTAAAGGATTTGGCTAAACAAAGAGCCCTCGAATTAGCTGCACTTAAAGCAAAATCAGAGGTAGATAAACTTAAAGACAAGTTTGATCTAGAACGCATTGGCTATACCAAGGCATTAAATGAGGCCACTGATGCTGAGACTAAGTTACGACTACAAGCCAAGATAGCCATACTAGATAACAATGAGGCACTGGCCAAGAAAATCAACGCTGAGATGGATGCTGGCCTAAAGGCCAAAGAGCTTGCCACTGCCTTTGGCACAGCTACAAATACCTTAGATGCTCAAATAATTAAGATGAGATCATTAACAGAGGATTTAGTAAGCAAGTTGAACGCAAGAGTAGCAGCAGGCACATTTAACCCAACTGGGTATAACATCCCTGGATTAAACCAGTTATTTCCAGCCGCACAAGGCCCTCTAGGTAGCATTGATTACACAGTGCCAATGGGTAGCGGCAATCCAGTTTATGCACCAGGCACATCAGGTACACCAATGTCTTACGCAGACGTTAGACTTACAATCGATGTGGCGCAGTCAGGCGATCAATTCGCTCAGTTAATAGCCGATAGCGTGCAGGTAGCACAGAGAAGCGGATACAGCACTACATCTGCTGGATCATTAAACTAATGACCGTACCTGTAGTAAATGCGATAATTAACTTTAGTACTGGGCCTGCAACTGCCCAGGCTATGATCTTTGACCAGGGTATTTTTGGTACAAACGTTTTTGCAGATTCAGCAGCTGTAATCGTAGACGTATCTAGCCAAGTCTTATCTGTGCAAACTAAGCGTGGCCGTAATGCACTCTCGGATCAATTCCAAACTGGCAATTTAACACTGCGCATAGTAGATCAGAACGGCGACTTTAACCCACAAAACCCAGCAAGCCCTTATTACACATACCTAAGCCCTATGCGTAAAGTACAGATCACTGCTACATATTCAGGCATTGTTTATCCCATCTTTCAGGGCTTTATTACAAGCTATGTAACTACATATCCTAAAGATGCAGAAGATGTTGCATATACAACTATACAAGCTGTAGATGCATTTAGATTAGCCAATAACGCACAGATCAGCACCGTCACAGGTGCAACTGCTGGAAATTTAACTGGCACACGTATTAACCAAATCTTAGATGAGATCGACTGGCCTAACTCTATGCGTGATGTAGATGCAGGTTTAACTACAGTGCAGGCAGACCCTGGCACTAACCGCACAGCACTACAGGCTATGACCACAATCGAAAACAGCGAATACGGCGCACTGTATGTAGATGCTAGTGGTTCGTTTGTATTCCAAGATAGATCGGTAACTGTTAGCTCTATTGGTGGCACACCAACACTGTTTGCAGATGATGGCACAGGCATCCTTTATAAAGATGCTACTT